CCCGGAGAAAAAAGGGGGGCACTGCGGTCGGGAAGGTGTAGTAATGCAGTGATTTTAGGCCCCCTATGGGTTTCACGTGGAAAATGCGTTTTTAGGCTAAAACAAGTGTTTTTACTTATTGTGTGTGCTTCTTTTGTTCTCATTGTACGTCTTTGTGTTGTGACAGGTGATACATAGTGCCTGATGGTTGGTGTTATCCCATATGCTGCCGCCTTGCTCTATTGGTAGTATGTGATCGACTACCTGTGAGGCTGTGGCTATTCCTTTGGATAGGCATATAGCACATAATGGGTTTCTCTTGCGGAACAAGATAGAGTACTTCTGCCATCTGTATGATGAATAAAGATCACGGTTGTTTGATCCGTTACGCTTTGGTGTGTCTGATCTACGCTTGAGGCTTGGCATCGAATGATTCAATAAGCTTCTTTACTGCCTTGATCTTGATAGATGTTTCCTTAGCTGCTTTCTTGGCGGCTTCTTCTGCCTGCTGGTGGGCTTGTAGTTCATTTTCAAGTGTCTCAAGTAGTTGGGTTAGTTGTTCCATTTTTATGTTTATTTATAGTCCTTTCAAAAGTCCTTTGTTTCTTCTATCGGCAGCCGAAAGAACCCGCTCCACGATGTTATGACAATGGGCATCTGTGGCCTTCCAAGTTTTAGTATTCAAAAAATCCTTGTGCGATGTGCTGCAATGATGGATTTGTGTGGCCTTGCCAGTACATCCTATAAGTTTTATTTCGCATGTTGGATGATCGTAAAGATACTGTTTTCTGAGTTCGGAATACTGTTTGTTCTCTATTTTTCTCTTATCGCTTACCCTTTTAATAGGGGTGTGTTTCTTGGGCTTTACCCTTTCCGCCTTGCGCTTGGCATGGTTGCAACTTGCAGTGTGGCCGTTACGCTCAAGGGGTTTTAAATCTGTGGAGCAGGCGCAGAACTGTTTTTCGCCTGATTTAAGCCATTCTTCAAACTTGAGGTCGGTTTTGCCTTCCCTTATTTCCTTTTTCCAGATCGCGTACATAGCGCAAAGGATAGCTTTTTCCTTGTCGGGTGTAAGGGTGGAGGGGGCAACGGGGTGGGCGTTCATACGTTTCTAAATTCAGGATCTATCCATGTAAGGCCAATCCGGTTATAAAGGTCTACTTCCTCGCGGCAGTTATATTTTTCACAGCCATGCCAAAGGTAGCCATCGCGTGATTGATAGCCAGCCTTAACCCAGCCAGCGGCCAATACCTTGTGGGAATATTCTGCGCTACCGGTGCGGATGGCGTAAATCAATCCCCAATTTTCAGGCTCAGCAAAGAATAGGTCTAATTTTATCCCGTCCGGCAAAATACGCTGCGTGTACTTGCACGGTAGTTCTCCTTTTACCTTTTGCCATTGGTCAACTACTTTGGCGATTCCTGACGCAAATAAACCGGTTTCGTAAGGTTTTGGGATGCAAACTATCTCAATATCCTTAACCTCTGGCTTTTTGCGCCTGATGGAACCGGCTATCCCTATGCGTTCGCAATGTGGGGCAAGTTCGGATTTAATCCTTTCTGCGATTTGTTGTGCTTGTTGTAGGTTCATAATTGTTGGGCTATCCAGTAGCTAAAAAGGTGTTTCATCTTTTTCGTAAAAATTAATTGATTCAGCTTTTGAGTGTGCTGCAAGCCAGTTAGTTGGGTCGCTGCCTTGCTCCGTGTACCTTCCGTTTGTTCTATCCCAATACAGCGGAACTTCTGCAATGCCATCACCCCAATATTTAAACTTTACTTTCTGAATAAACAGTGTATTAACCCCGTCCGATTCTTTGTACATCGACAAACCAATATCTGTTTTGTTGTAAAAATTGGCACTCCCTGAAATGTCGTAAAGGCCCGGCACATCGTACTTTTCGGCATTCATGGACATCTTTCGGGGGTGGGCCACAATGAAACAATGAGTTCCGTTTGCATGGTTAAAGTTAGCAATCTTGTCCAAACTTTCGCTTACGTGTTTAGTTTCGCTTTCGGTGTATTGGTGTTCTAACTTATTCCACGGGTCAATCACAAACCAGTTAATTCCGAACTTTAAAACAGCCTGCCGGGCCTTTTCTAAAATGTTGTCAAGGTTGTAACCATCGTTCGGGTAAAGCCAGAAATATCTATCTTCCAGAAATTGCTTTGCTTTTTCCATTAGCATAGACTCCGTTTTGAAGGCAGATTTGCCGATCAACTTTTCAACAATCTTTAACAGGTGTACTTCTGTTGGCCTGTTCTCAGGTGAGAAATAAGCACCTTTGAGGTTGTAATCTAAAGATAACTGAAGACAAAGCTGGTCTATTATTTCGCTTTTTCCATGTCCGGGAATACCGGTTATTACCGTTGTATAGCCGGGGTGAATGCTTAACTGTTGCCCGATCTTGCCGCGTGGTTTCCAACCTTTAGGGAAACCGTTTTTAATCAGGTTTAGCATCCCTTCCCAATGGTCTGACACTCCAAACACGCCCTCAATCGGGAATGGCTTAATGTCAAATTCTACCTTTCCGGTCTTGCAGTACATTTCGTTTACGTCCTTAAACTCACCCAAAAGAGCGCGTGAGCATTTCTCAACGCCTATCCTTCGTGCCAGTTCATTGGCCAGATTGTTGCCCGGCTCATCGTTGTCGGTGCAGATAACCACGGACCTCATGGCCTCGAAATCCTGATAGCAGTTATCAAGGTACTGCATGTTGTTGTGTCCCTTACTGGCCCCGTTGGGTACGCTGATGGTGTTTTTGTAGCCCAGTTGGATGAGGGTAAGCGCGTCAATCTCACCCTCCACGATTATACACTCCTCTTGGCCTTTTATGCCGTCAATGTTGTAAAAAATCAATTCCGCATCCTTGTACATCTTGAAATGCTTGTCAGGAGTGCGATATTTTACATTACAGACAACTTTGTCCCGTAGGTAAGGGAAACATACCACTTGGCGTTCGGATTGAACCTGGGGCATATATTCGCGTTTTTCAGTAATACCCATTTCTACAAGGGTTTCCTGTTTGATATTTCTTTTCAGAAACCACTCCACAACGTTGTCGGGCAGACTGGTGACGTTATCCCACTTTGGGAGCGCGTATTGTTTCTTTTGCAATCCGCCCGACCAGTTGCAGTGGTGGCATTTCCAAAGACCTTTGTCGATGTTTACAGAAAGGCACTTTACATTTTTCTTTTTCCGGTCGTGGCTGCATTTCGGGCAGGTGGTCACTATCTGGCCGCTCATTCGCCTACCGGTATCAATATCGTAATCTGCGAATGTCATTGTAGCTTCCCTCGGTTAACTCTTACCTCTGTGGTTTTCTTGTGATGCTGAATAAAGGCGTTGTATAGGTGGTTCTGGTCTGTAAACATGGCGGCTGGTTTGCTTTTCATAAAACCGGCAAAGTCAGAGTACCCCGAATTGGTGAGCGAAATAAACTGTTCTGATCTTTTAAACCACTCGATTAAATCGTAAATTTTTATCAGGCTGTCAGATGCGTACTTCTTTTGGATTGTTACAAACAAATTTGATTTTTCACCTATCTCTATAATAGATATATTTTCATTTCTATTTTTATTTTCCATATGTGAATCATATGTCGAAGATATGTTCTTTTCAGATAGCCTATTTTTAGACCTTGATTCAGAGTATTTTTTTCGCTTAACTATCTCAGCCTCAAGCCTTTCATTAAACCAAAGTCCGTCATTATCTTTAGTAAACTTAGAAAACACATCTTTATCATATGTTTTACATATGTGCAACATATGAGACTCAGGTAAATGTCCGTGTTGGTGTTGGGCCATCAATAGTCTTATGTATTTACCAACTTGTTCATCGGTAAAAAATTGGGTTCCTGTATTAAAATCGCCCGGATAAAAAAGGAATGCAGGGTCTTTAGCCATTGGACTTTATTGTTTGGTAAAAGTCTTGGATTGCCTGAAACTGTTCTTTTGTACCTCCCTTGTCAGGGTGGTACTTTGATGCCATCTTTCGATAGCTTTTTGTAAGAACTGATTCATCTAATCTATCGCTCACATCAGACATATTGAGCCTGAGCGCAAGGATGACTTTTAAATCAAACAATAATTCGACCGGCAGGTCAAAAGATTCAATTGCGTATGTTATGTAATTGGTTGGAAGGTTGGAGAGAATCTCACCTTTGTACTTCCCAAAAGGAAATGTTTGATAAGTCATGATTAATTATTAGTGTTGACACAAAGATATAAAACTTACTAAAAATTACAAACTACTGTTTCAGCATTTTAGAGGTAACCGATTTTAGGGAGTCGCTTTTTTGTCATCTGTGTGCTGTGTTTAGGTTTAACAAAGTATTCAATCTGTCAATCTCGGCTTTAAGTTGCTTAATCAGATCATGCTGCAATTGTAGCTGCTCGTCAAGTAGGCTATTACTTTTATTGCTTCTTCTTCTGTCATCTCTTTCTGATTAAGTGGATCGCTTTACTGGTTTAGTTTTCTGATAAATGTTTTGTTGGGTGCAAGTTTAAAGTATTCAAATTTATCCTTTGCCTTGCTCACGTATTGCTTGCTGACTTTGTTTTCTTTGCAGTAGTCAGAAATTAATTTAAAGCCTACAATTTGCGGGTCAATGTGAAATACGTGCTTGCCTCCGCGTGTCCACGATTGATAAAAGCACATTTCAAAAAGCTGATTGCCTAAAATAGCGTTAACTAAACTTTCATTACCAGACCACCCGCCAGTTATCAATACCCACTCAAGTATAGGTTTACCGACAATGTCTTTAATTACATTGCGCCTGATAAAATTTTCATAACACCAGCGATCTTCAACAAATTGAAGTAGTGATGGGAAGTCTTTAATATCCCACTTGCGAATCATTCGCAACTCTTTTTCTTCAGGGTAACCTTCAGCGTCCATGCTTTAGTTTAGTTTTCCTTCCTTTCGATTTATCCAGAAAAAGAGGCGTACTGCTTTTGAGTAGGCCGTCTTTGTCGTACTTGTCGTATCTTGGGCGGTGGGTTACGCAGCCTGAAAGTATCAGGAATATCAGCACATACACCACCGGAAACAATAACGCTAATGGGTATTTAAGAAGTTTTTTCATGCTTCCGATGTCGCTACCTTCCACCAGTTAATTTCTGGTTCGTTGTCGTAACGTGGCGGCTCGCTACACTGGCAGTTAGGCCATAGGCAATCATTCTGGCAGGTCATAAAAACAACCCTATATAAGTACCTAATATAACACTGGCATGGAAGCCAATCAACAAAAAGATAACGAATAAAATAAAGTCGCGCTTTAGTTGCCGTTCAAGTTCGCGCTTACGTCTGAGGTCTTTCATAGGTGATCTTCGTTTATTTTATTCCAGTCATTTCCGTTACGTGTGTAAACTTTATTCCACAGGTCGTAACATACATACTCGCCCTCAGGCACAAGACCATCACCAAACCAATTTGTAAAAAATGGTTCGTGGCCAACCGGATGTATTAAATATCTCATAACGATTTCAACAATTCGTTTAACATCCAAAACAAAAAAACACACACGGCCAAAATACCAAAGGCTATTGATAATCCCTTCCAAAATGACTTGCTCATAGTTTTACTTTTTGATACCTTCTTACCATTACTTTAGCGCAAAAACGTGTCTGAACAGGAAACCACGTGCGCACAACTGATATTTTGCCCTCACGCTCAAGTTCACCTATTCTTGTTGAAACCTTCGTGCATCCGAATAGCTTAATAGCTTGGAATGAGTTCAGCGGCTTACCTTTGTTAAGCCAGTCTAAGATAGCTTTTTTTTGACTTTCAATCTGTTTCATTGGGTTTTTGTTTTCTCGGTTTAACTTTCCTTACTTTCAATTCGTAGGTTTCATCTAAGTACCGGAACCGGATAAAATCGTTTCCTAAGTCCATCTGATTGCCAAATGTTTTTACTATCGCAATCACAGCCGGGCGCAACTGGTCGAGTATCTTTTCTTCGGTGGTGGTCATGGCTTTAGTTTAGTTCTTATCCTCTTTGCAATCCAGTCTGCTATCTCATGGCATCCATTGTAATTATACTTCTTTAATAGCTTAAAATCAGAACTGAATTTGTAAGGGTATAAATTAACTTTTACGCCTTTAAGGTTTTCTCCCAAGTAAAACCAAATCCAAACATTATTGGCCAACAAGGCAAATTGCTTTTGCTTATCCAGCTTTGAGTATCTATAATAAAGTTCTGCTATCATACCGCTTCACCGTTTAAAAGTTTCATTATTAATTTTTCATTGCTGAAAGCTCCCGCCTGATAGTCGATAACGTAGCCGCCTTCAGTTTTGCGATAGACATAAATTATCAGGTGTTTATTTTTTACACTTACCTCGCCAGCTTCTTTTACTGCTTGCTTGTAGTCGGTTAGTTTTATGGGTAGGGTCATAGGCCTCGACTTAATGAGAAAAGATTGAGAAAATCACGACACTCTAAAACTCTTTCATGTGCCTTATCAATATCGGCCTGATTTCGCTCAAATTCAAAAGCAATATACCTATCCTGTTTAGGGATGTCTACAAACATCATATTTTTTTCAATCTGCTGACATTTGGTTTGATATTCTGGGCTGGCCTCTGGGTCTATAACATTCATAGCCCATGCCAACTTACGTTTCTCATCCTCGATTAAGTTAATAGGTGTATCAACAAGGCAGTACACTAATTTGGCTCGACTGGCTCCTGTCAAATCCATGTAGGCCTGAAGCTGCCAATAATAGTTTTTATTCACTGGCTTTTGAAGTACCTGAAAAAAAGTGAATATATCCCACGATGTTTTAATGTCGATAATTAATTCAGCTTCAATTACTGAAGCTCCATCGTAAAGATCAGGAGTGCCCACAAAGAAATCATTCGATATTGTCTCCGTGTTCTTCTTGTGGAATTTTTTAGTTACCAAAGAGTAAAGCGTAATACTCTCCTCCTCTTGCGCAATACCTTTTTCTATGTACTTGTTGGAAATATCTTTCCTTCTTCCGTATTTTTCTTCAATCCAGCATTGCAACAAGTGTGCCTTTGCAGTTTCTCCTATCGGCTCTTTGGTCCGGCTTTCTGTCATTATCAGTCCTAAACTTGAGGGGTGAAATTTATAGCTATCAAAACTCATTTTTTAGATTTTAATTCGTCCTTTTTCTGTGTGAATAAGTCAAGATGCTCTTGCTTTAAATGCGGCTCAATCTCTTTTAAGTCATTGTCCGTAGTAGCTTGCTCAATCATTAGCCGGACCCGCTCTGATTCCTTGTCGATTAATGTTTCCTCGTTATCAACATAGGTAACATCTTGTGTTTCTGCATTGTTAATTACAGCCTGATCGGTTATAACGGCTCTTTGCATATCAACCGAAAGGGGCGCAAACTTAGCCAGTAACAGCTTTAAAACCGTTTTGATGGCCATTGAGTCAAAATCATCCTTCCATAGTCCGTAACCCTTTTTAAATGTCTGGCTGTACTTGGTCCCATGAGCTTTCAGTTCCTCCACAGTTGCATACAAAGTCTTTTCAAATCCGTTCAACAAATGGAAGTAAGCCGCGTAACCAATTACCTTATCGCTGGTTTTCTTTGTCCAATCAAATACAAACCCTGTTAACGGATTTTGTTCGATTAGCTGTCCCTCGAACACTGGTGTTGCGCTTATAGTTTTGAACTGACCGGACCGCTGGGCAAGTTGAATAAATCCCTTATACCCTAACTGGAATTGTGCCACCGTCTTAAAACTTCCGTCTTTCTGCTTTTGATTGTACGGCACGATATACGCAAAACCTAAGTTATTGTTTAGAGGTAAATCTAATGTTGCCGCCACCGCTGCGGATTGGTAAACGCTTGTCGGGTCTGCTTTTGCCAAAAGTTCATTACTGGCAACTATCTGCAAAACAGAAGTTATAAAAGATGTTGACCTTTTGCCAAGCATCTCCTGAAATTTTGCTTTTACGTCATCTCGCGCAAAAAGTGATTTTGTTGTTAGTGCTACTTCGCTCATAAGTGTTTATTTTTAATTTAAGTTACATCTAAAAGTCGTATTCCCATAGGAGAAAGCCTGATAAATTAGCATCTCTGTGCGCTCCTTTGTGTTGGGAAAGTAGGGGCTGGATAGGGTGGTCATATTTCAATTTTAAAGTAGTTATTCGGGAACGAAACGATCTCTTTGTAAGAACCTCCCCAAAATATTGCGAAGGCTTTTGCTTCATCTTCGCTCTCAGTTGAGTAAAATCGATTTTTGGAGTAGGTAAATTGCGGGTATTCGGTAATCATGTTCATGATTGAAATTAGTTTATTCTACCCTTACCCAAAAAAACATAATTGATCTTGCCGTTACCGGATAGCTCAGGAACGATACTGTAACAGCCGGGAGCCGATAAGTCCTTTTGAACGTAAAACTCTTTGGCGATTTCAAAGAGGTGTTTAAAATCAGGCGTTTCGATAAATTGTATTTCGTGGTACATGGAGTCAAATTGATTTTTCATTTTGAATAGTTTTTAGTGTTTCCGGTTGACTACCTCGTCAACCATATCCCAAAGGTAAAAGTAAAAAATCTATTTTGCAACAATTTATTTTAAAATAATTATTTTTAATTTAAGTTTTTTTGCTTTACTATTGTGGCTATGAAAACAGAAACACGGGGTAGAAAGCCTAAAAAAGCCTTTAAAATAGGAATTGGCGAACTTAAAGAAATAAAACCGGCAGAATTAACAAACTTTAGGTATAGGGCCAGATCGGAGGGCTGGTCTATCGAAACCCGCAAAGTCGGGGGCAAGATTTTGGCTTTTCGGAAGGCATAAAAAGAGCAGTTAATTTATGGTTAATCACGGAAAATATAAAAAACATTCATGGTTTATTGGAATTGTAAAAAAGTTTCAATGGATTGGAATCCTAATTTCAACAGATAACCCCACGACTTATAACGATTACTTTTTATTTGAGTTTCGTTTTTTATGGTTACGAGTTTGGTACACTTATGAGTTGTCGACTTAATTGCCGCCAACGCCTACGGCTTGGCGAAGTGGGGGAATTTAACCCACAAAAGCCGATTAGAATTACTAATGTTCAATAAAAAATAAAAATATGATAGAATTACTAAAGCCCCCATTTTGCCAAACCGATGTTGTGTGCAGTACGGGCAATTACTTGGAGTTTTTGGAAAAGAAAAGGCACTCAATTGGTGACTTTGGATTTAAACCAAATTACATTCCTGAAATAGCTTTTGATTTTCAAAAAGCAATTATTGAAAAGTCAATAATGAAAGGTCGTATTGCTGTTTTTGCTGATACTGGATTGGGTAAAACTTTAATTCAATTATCAATAGCAAAAAACATAATACAGCACACTAATAAAAAAGTATTGATATTAACACCTTTAGCGGTTGCTTTTCAATTTGTTTTAGAAGCTGAAAAACTAGGTATTGATGATATAGAATACTCAAAAAATGGAGTGCATACAAAAAAAATAGTAGTGTGTAATTATGAAAGGTTACAATACTTTAATGAAAAAGATTTTATTGGAGTGATACTGGATGAAAGCAGTATTTTGAAAAACTTTGATGGAGCAATTAAAAATAAAATTACTTCATTTATTAAAAAAGTTCCTTATCGATTTTGCTCAACTGCAACCCCAAGCCCAAATGATTATATTGAATTGGGTACAAGTAGTGAAGCACTTGGATATTTAGGATATACCGATATGCTTACAAGGTTTTTTAAGAACAATAAAGGAAGCATTGAAGTAAGAAATGCAGGAAGTGAATATTACATAAAACCACACGCTGAAAAAGCCTTTTGGCAATGGGTTTCACAATGGGCAATTTCAATAAGAAAACCAAGTGATTTAGGTTTTAGTGATGAAAAATATAAATTACCAAAACTTATTGAAAACCAACACCAAGTAAGAAATGAAAGCCCTTTGGCTATAAATGGGCAAACATCATTATTTAATTTTCCTGCTGTGAATTTCTTTGAAATAAAAGCAGAAACGAGAAGCACTTTAGAACAAAGATGTGAAAAGGCTGTGGAGTTGGCTAATGCACACGAAACAAGTGTTTATTGGGTTAATTTGAATGATGAAGCAAAATTGATTAATCAATTAGATAATTGTGTTGAAGTAAAAGGCAATATGGATATTGATAAAAAAGAAGAAATACTTTTAGCATTCTCGAAAGGTGAAATAAAAAAGCTAATTACAAAAACTTCAATAACTGCTTTTGGTTTGAACTGGCAACACTGCAACCATACAACATACTTTCCAACTTATTCTTATGAGCAATATTACCAAGCAATAAGAAGGTTTTGGAGGTTCGGGCAAAAGAATGATGTTTATGTTGATTTGGTTTTAAGCGATGGACAAACGAGAATAATGGAAAGCTTACAAATCAAAAAAGAAAAGGCAAACGATATGTTTACAAAACTATCTGAAAACGTAAACAGCATTTACGAAATACAAAAAAAAGAATTTACAAAAGAAATAATTAAACCAAAATTTTAAAATTAAAAAAAAATGAGCAAAGTAAAAGACCAAGTAATTACAGAAAATTACGCCATATACAATTCAGATTGTATGTTAGTATTACCGACTTTAGAAGATGAAAGTGTTGATTTAGTTGTGTATTCTCCACCATTTGCAGGACTTTATAATTATTCAAGTTCTGAAAATGACTTTAGTAATTGCGAAAGCAAAGAACAATTTTTGGAGCAATACGAGTTTTTAGTTCAGCAAATGGCAAGAGTTACAAAAGCTGGTAGAATTAACGCTGTTCATTGTACCGATGTACACGATAATAGATGTTTTCTGTGGGACTTTCCTGCTGAAATAATTAAAATACATCAAAAGTATGGTTTCCATTATCGTAATAGAATTACAATTTGGAAAGAGCCATTAAAAGTAAGAATGAGAACAATGGTACAAAGTTTAATGCACAAATTTATTGTAGAAGATAGCACAAAATGCTTTACTGCGATGCCTGATTATGTATTAATATTTACCAAAGAAGGCGATAATTTAGTACCTGTAACACATTCACAAGGATTGAAAAATTACTTTGGTGCAACTCCAATAGTAAGTAACATTTTAACCGCTTGGAATAATGCAAACAACACAAAGCTAAATGAAGAACAATTGTGGGAACACTTGAATAATAGCTTTTATGATAGCGAAAATCCTAACAACAAATTGAGCCATTACATTTGGCAAAGATACGCTTCAAGTGTTTGGGATGATATTAGAATTGATAATGTATTACCATTTAAAGACAGCAAAGAAGAAGATGATGAAAAACATGTACACCCTTTGCAATTAGATGTAATTGATAGAATTGTTGAATTATACTCAAATCCAAATGAAGTTGTTTTAACTCCGTTTGCTGGTGTTGGTAGTGAAGTTTACAGCCCCGTTAGTTTAGGTCGTAAAGCAATAGGTATTGAGTTAAAAGATAGCTACTTTAAACAAATGGTTTTAAATATGAAGGATGCAAAAAAACGAGTTATGAGGGCAGTTAAGACTGTCAGCTTGTTTGATGCGGTTCAGTAGTATTGCACACAACGTGTTTTCGCTTGCCGCTGGTGGGGCAATCGAAGCACTGAACTGTCAAATACCACCGAACTTTAATTAAAAAACCGCACTTGGGTTTAACGCTGTCACCCCCACTTGCGGCAAACGAATGTTGG